CCATAGTTTATCCGAAATCTCCACGCATTCTTCGTAAAGTTTCTGCGGGAAGGGCATCGAACTCTTCTGTGGATAAAACATTAAGGTCTACTTTTTTATCAGTTTTGTTCTGACCTTTCATAGCTGGTGGTTGAGATTCAGAAGCTTGTATCTTTTTAGAAACGTTTGCTTGCTGTTTCTTTTGCTGTACTTTTTTAATATTAGGGTCTGGTTGCGTAGTTGTTTCTACTTGGCCCATAATTAGTGTAGTAGCTTTTTGCAAAGCATCTGCGCCAGCATAGCCCTGCATCATATATGCGTCTCTTAGTTCCATAACTTCGTTAGTTTTAGCTTCATCGTAAGAAGCGTTGTTTTCATCTAACGTAGGAAAAGCAGTTTGTATTTCATTTGCTTTAGCTTGTAAGTCTTGCATTTCTGTAGTCTGCGTCATAGTTTGACCCATCTTAGCTTGCATCTCAAACATCATTTGTTGTTTTTCAGCTTGCCTAATTTCACTTCTAAGTTGTACAGCTTGAGTAGATTCTCCATCTAAGACTAAATTTTGATACTCTATTTCTTTGCTGTCAAAGTCATATTTAGGGGCTTCTTTTATATCCTCTATTTGCGGGGCAGATGCTTCGTCTAGTTTTTTCTGTAAGGCTTTTTGTTTAGCAAGCACTTCATCAAACCTAGACTTAGGAATCATTGGTTCTTTAGTAGTTTCTGTCGGAACTGCTCTTTCAGCCTGTTGTGTATCTCCCTCATCTTGCTCCAATACTGTTTCTTGTTCTCCAACTTTTTCTGTATCGCTTTCTGCTTCAAGCGCTTCTGTTTCTGTTTCCTCTGGTTCTCCTTCTTCCGTTTCTTCTGTATCAGCAGTGAGTTCTGTTTCTGAGATTTCTTCAATTTCATCCTCCTGTGGAAATTCTACCTCGTCTTCTGGATTATCAAAATTTAAGTCAGCCGCAAATTCTTTGCTAGCTTCCTCTGCAGATAGAGTATCCGCGCCTGGTAAGCCATCAAATATTATGCCTGACTCTGGTTCTGTTGTAGTTTTTTTATCTTTTGCCATTAGTTATTACCTCCTGTAGGTTTAATGGATTTCATTGCTTCAGTAGCCATTTTAGTAGCTGCCGTTGTATCACTCTGTTCTTTACGCATTTCATTTGTCATAGCTGATAAACGTTCACGTAACTCGAGCTCCTCTCGTTTAGATTGTAGTTTACTTTGTAATTCAGCAACCTTCAACTGTGGATCTTGTTCTGCAGCTTCTGTCTTCGCAACATTTAAAGCAGCTTGTGTTTGTAAGTTAGTTACTTCAGCTTCTAGCTTAGCAATCTCTAACTGTGTACTTCTAATTTGTGATTCCATCTGGAACTGTTGTAATTGTATTTGTTGTTCTGTTGGTGGAGCAGTTCCTTCTAGTTGTCTTATTCTGTCTGCTATATCTGCTTTACGCGACAGATGTGAATACTCTACTATCATATCATTTGGTATTGGTACTCCAACACCCCTAAGCTCAATAGCTTCAGCAAATTGCATTTCGTCAAAGTTATCTCTAGCAGGAGCGGTACCCACTACTACATCATACTCACCTAAAGTTAAGTCATTTATAACTTCACCTTCAGGTGTCATTTGGTTTACTGCCATTTTTACTCTAGGTTTATACGGGTCAGACTCATCTGTTATTTGTATAATACGTTCTTCTGTGTAGTAACTTTGTACCATTTGTAATATTTTTTCTGCTAGATACTGACGTGTTTTAGCTAAGTTATCTAAAGGTACTTGTAACATTAAAGAACCTCTGTTTTGTTTTTGCTGTATAGCAACTCCAGAAACTTCTGCACTATCCATACCTAACATAGCATCAGATATGCCACTAATTTGTTTTATGTTGTTAGCAGCTTTAGTACCTAGTCTATCTAAACCAGTGGGTATTTGGTTAGGCGGTATTTTACCTGGAGGAGTAGAGCCTCTATTAAATTCTAATACTAAACCTGTTTCTGCTCCGTGTTCTTCTAAGTCGTCAGCTGTCATACCAGACAAAGAACCTGATTCAACAATCCAACCACTGTTAGCAGTTGTATTTACAATATGTAATTCTTGCGAAGTTATTTTGTTTAACTGTTCTTGTGGAGATAATAAATTTCTTACCATGCCGAACGGTTTGCCTCTTCGGAAGTAAGGAAAGTACGGAACTAAAGTAAAGTGCGCATAAGGAGACCAGTCATCGAATAAAATAACAGTATCAGCGGATACGGTCCAACGGACCTTTCGCATTTTTTTCTGTATGATATCTAAACCAAATTGGTCTGCAAAATTTTCTCTTTTCTTTTTGCCCCAAACATAAGGTACAGTTCGTTGGTCGCCAGTAACAGGATCGACGTAGAACATACAGTCGTGCAGTTTGTAATATTGTCTCTCTATAACTCTTATAGTTCTAACAGTACGTGAGTTTTCTGGATCGTTAGGGTACTGTTGTCCGTAAGTACTATCATCAGTATCGCCATATCGTTCTTCTTCGTACTCCATAGAGTCGGCACCGAGCGTGGTCCCTGTTTCGGCAAGCATCCTTAACTTGTCTGCTTTGTCTTGCCCATACACTTCTTCTATCTCATCTAAACTCATCCACTTGGTTTCAAATATTTCGTTCCAGGTTCTTGGGTCGTAATGTTTAGCATCTGGGTCTATAACTATATCTAGCGGATCTTTTGATTCTATCCTGACTTCACCTTGTACGTGATCAGTAAAATCTATACGTACATCAAACCAACCTCTGTCTTGTATCAAACCATCTTGGAAAACTTGCGCTTCCATCCAGTCTAGTTTGTTGTTATCAGATATTTGTGCGTAGACTTTTGTTAATACGTCTGCTACTTCTTGATTACCGCCGCCTCTAGGTTTAAATTGAATGTCAGCTCGTTTAGAACTTTGCTCTCCAATAACTGCATTAATAGTAGGTAAAATAGTATTGATGGTTAGAGCTGGTCGGCCTTGGTCATCGAGTTGCTGCATGTCGAACGCATCCCATTGATCGCCTCTATAATAGTTGTCGCATTTTTTTGCCATGTCAATGTAGTCATCATGTCCACTATCTCGTGCTCTTGTGTATGCGTTCCATTGGTTTTTTGCAAGCGTTAGCTCTTCTGCTTTTGATAACTTTTTCTTTGGTTTTTTACTGTATGCCATATTATGCGCTCATTGCCGATTTCTTTTTCGGTCCCTTTGCTATCAAGTCTAACCTATCTCGCCAAGAAGGTATATGTTCTGGTGCTTCATAAAAAGAAGCGTACTCCATAATCATTAACCCAACCCATGCCAGCGCATCAACTTGGTCATCGTGAACCCCATTTGGAAAACGTAAAAGTTCTGCGACCAAGGGCCCCGTCCAAACTGCATCTTCAGGTAAGAATACTCTTCCCTGCTGCATCCTACCCTGGATAGCTCTAGCTCTTAATTCCTTATCTCGTCTTCCTACTTTTAAATCTTTAAAGTATGCAGAATGTAATCCCCGTTCTGCTACACGTTTTTCTAGGAAAGGACCAATAGCCATTTCTATATGGCCACGTTCAATTCCTACAATACCAGGTCTCCACTGTTCGTAAAAATCCAGTATCTTTTCTACTAGCTCAAACCCGTCGTATTTACCGCGGATAAGATCTACCACATACATGTTATCATACTCATCTATACCTACGGTAATTCCTACGGAATAATCGTTTCGGTCTTTTTGCCCTATGGCTAAATCCCACGCTGTATAGTAACGCAGTCTATCATAGTCTATTTCTTCTGGCCCATAATATTGAATCATGTCACGGGTAAAATAGTCACCTTCATCTGATACTGGGTTTTGTTGGTACAGAGCTGTCCAGTCTCTGGGCCCGATAGCTTTTTGTATCATTTCTAAAGAATTTACGTCATACCTTTCTGGGTGTAACGGTTCTCCTACATTTCTAAACTCCTCATCTTCTTCTGCAATAGCTGGGTATTTAACTACTTCCCACTCGTCAGCTCCGTTTTCGCTTGCAGTAAGAAGTTTACCAGCCAGGTCGTCATCGTGCCAACGCGTAAGAATAATTAATATTCCGCCGCCAGGCGCTAAACGTGTGTAGGCGGTTGACGTATACCAGTCCCAGGTCCCCTCTCGATTATTTTCAGATTCTGCGTCTTCTCTGTTTTTTACGGGGTCATCGATTAAAAGTACGTGCGCACCTTTACCTGTGATACCACCGCCAACACCCGCGGCCACATAACCGCCGCCTTTTGTTGTTTGCCAAGACTCCACGGACTGCGAATCTTTGTCCAAGTTCGTTTTCTCAAAAACGTTCTTATAATTAGGTTCTCTTAGCATTTGACGTACTTTTCTAGAGAAATTCATGGCTAAAGAGCCTGAATACGAACAACTGATGAATTCGTGCTGCGGATTCCTGCCCAGGTGCCATGCGGGGAAGGCAATACTGGCTAAAGTCGATTTTCCGTG